TCTTCATCTTCACGGGCAGTGGCCCGCAGCCCGGTCACGTCGAGATGGTGACGGGGCGTGACGGCGACACGTTGTACAGCTTCGGCTGGGACTCCGGTCCGTCCAACGTGGACCACTTCACGGGGCAGGGTGGGTGTCACCGCCACGCGTGGCACGACCCAGCGGGTGTCGGCAACAACGCGATCGTCTGTGCGATGGACCTGTCCAAGATCGTTCACCTACCGACGGACCCCAGGCCGACACCGAAACCAGCACCACGCCCTGTGAACTCGTTGCAGCTGCTGATGCTCAAGTCACCGCTTATGGGAACTCCCAAGGGGTGGGACATCATCCGTCAGGTGCAGAACGCGCTGAACCACGCTGGGTACCGCCCCGCACTGATCACCGATGGCATCTTCGGTGAGAAGACGGAAGCTGGCGTACAGTGGTTCCAGCGAGCTCGGAAGCTGCACCGGGACGGCATCGTCGGCCCGGAGACCTACTCCGCGCTGGGTATCCGCTGAGAGGAGCACCATGACCACACCACCTGCACAGCAACCGGCTGCGCAGCCCGCACCCGCCGGTCAGCACATCACGATCAACTGGCGCGCGGCCGTGTCCGTACTCGAGACGGTCGCCTACGTCTGCGCGAGCGTCCTGGCTGCGATGAACAACGGGAGCGACTTCCGGAACGCCATCATCACCGTCTTCGTCGGACTGGTGATGCATGGCGTGAACCACAACGCCGGCGGGTCGCCCGTCTGACCGACCGGAGAGGGCTACGCTGGTGCCGAAGCGTAGCCCTCTCCACCATCACCCCGGAACGTCGTCGAAGCTGGTGGCACACTGTTGACACAGGTAGATCGGGTGGCCAGTCCTCGACGAGGGGATGCTAAGGGTGGCGAATACGCCTGGGTGGAAGAAGCACTGACGCGACGGGTGGGGGCGGAGCTCCACAACCTCGTGTTGCGTGGGTAGGTCTGTAAACTGGCGGACCCGCATGGAGCCCTCCCTTCGAGTTAGCAGTAGCCGGGCAGGGGCCGACCGGTAGGGTTGCTGCTAACCCGTTGATTCAAGTATAGGATGCACCGCGCCCGTCAATCAAGAGGATCAGCCGGGGATTTCTGCCGGCTCGGGTTGCTCCAGGTACGTGATGGTCTTCCCACGCAGGCGCGCGTAGTCGATCTCGCTGCGGGTTGAGGATCCGATGTACCCGTCGACGTTGATCACGTGCACCCGCTCTGCGAGGTCGATCTTCCGCTTGTGGAGCTCGTCGAGCATGACCTTCACGTCCGTTGGGTCCTCTGCGGTACCGATGTCCGTCCCGTCAAGGTGACCAAACAGCCCGACGCTGATCACGATGTGGCCTTCGAGCGTTAGGGCTCGCTGTTCCTCGAGGAACGCGTTCTTGAAGCGCGTGCTGCCACAGAGGGTGATGATCTCGCCTCGGAACACCTTGCCGAACGTGACCTCGCGACGCACTGCCGACATCGGTGGGTGGGACTTGTCGCTGGTTGCCGTCATGCTGCCTCCTTGATGTACTCCTGGACCTCTCCCAGTGAGGGTCCGACTTCGACTTCGACTGCGAGCTTGATGTGCGTCTTGTACGGCGGGGTCACCATCTCGCGGGTGATGTAGTCGAGTGCCTCATCCAGGTGAGCCCGCTTGATGGAGTACACCAGCGAGTCGTGGACGGTGAACAGGACTCGCCCCCACTTCCGCTCCTTGAGCCCGCGGTTGGTGCGGATCAGCGCACTGAGGCACGTATCACTCGCGAGGCTCTGCATCGGGAAGTTGACGGCCTGGTTCTTGATGGCGTTGACTGTCTGCGGCGTGATGAGTCGCCAGCGGCGCTTCCGACCTAGCGTCGTGACGAGCTCACCCTTCGTGAGCGCGTCGTCCTGCCACCGGAAGTACTGGTCCGCCCACTTCGGGTACATGTCCCACAGCCGGTCGATGTACTCCTGCGCCTTGCGTTCGTCGCCACCGGTGATCTCCTTGAGCTCACCCTGTGCGAGTGAGTACGCTTGCCTGCCGTACGCGATCCCGAAGGTGACGAACTTCGAGTTGAAGCGGTCGAACCCGGTCACGTCCTCGTACGCCTTGGCGAAGATCGCACTGGCGGTGTTGGTGTGGAAGTCCATGGGCGTGCCGTCGGGTCGGAGACCAGTTAGGGCGTGCCCGAGGTTCTCGTCACCGCTGTAGTGCCACGCGATGAACAGCTCGAGGTTCTTGTAGTCGATGTCGACGATCACCTCGTCGTCTGCCCACGGGACGAAGATGCGACGGATGAGCTTCGACATCTCCGGGTTCACACCCCACTTGGGGAGAGTTTGTAGTGGCGGGTTGTGGATGGCGAGCCGCCCTGTGACAGTGCCCCCGATGAGGAAGTCAGGGTGGACCCTACCGTCTGGCCACGTGTGCTGAGCGATGTTGCGGATGTAGTTCGTCAGCAGGTGGTTCCGCTCGCGGTACTCCTTGAGCATCTCGACCAGCGGGTGCGTCCCGTTGACGGCCATCCACGACTCGTCACAGCTGCGTCTCCCGTCCGCCATCCGCATCCTCAGGATGTCGAACGCGAGGTGTTGCATCTGGGGGTAGGAGTTCACGTTCAAGCGTCGGTCTGGCACGAGAATGAAGCGACGCTTCATGCAACGCGTGCAGGAGGGATCGCCGAATGGGGTCGCCTGGAGTTCCGATCGCCAGAACTTGCGATCGCCGCCGAGTACGGATGCGTGACTCGAGCCAGCGGTACAGTCCGGGCACGGCACGCCAATCTGCTGCGCTTGGATCAGCTTCTCGTTCTTCGGGAAGCCCTGCGCCTGAGCGTAGACCTGGATCTTGTCCCGCGCCTCTTCGATCAGCGGTAGCCACTGTTCCTCCAGTCCGGCTGCGTACTCCAGGTCGACCTTGCACCCCTCGAACTCGATGTCTGCGAAGCTGGCCTGCGCCGGGTTGAGCAAGTCTCGTGCGAGGTCCATGGTACCTTCCTCGCGGACCAGGTCAGGCAGCAGTCGTAGCAGCTCCCACGTGTAGTACACGTCAAGGCAGCCGTACTTGGCCATCGCGAGGGTCTGTTTCTCGTCGGGCCACATGCCCCACTTGAACCCGCTGTCGGCGAGCTCCTTCTCGTAGTACGACGCGTTGAGCCACTGCCGGGCCTGGTACTTGAGGGACTGCTGCTCCATCCGCTCCGTCAACCCCGCAGCGAGACACATCCCATCGAGCACATGGTCGTCCGGGCGCTCGTTCAGGTCCACGTCGAACACCGCACGGACCACTTGCAGGTCGTACGCCTTGTTCCACATGCCCCACCGTATGCGTCGGTCGCGGAGCAGTTGTTGCATCAACGCTCGGACCGGACCGGTGAACGCGTCGGCGTGGATGGCGATGGCCGTACCCGTGCCCCAGTACAGCTGGAGCATGATGAACCGGTCCGTCATCCACTTGGTGCCCGTGGACTCTGTGTCGATCACGATGAACGGTCGCGTCCGAAGGGTGTCCAGCCAACTGATCGCAGCGTCCGGGTCGAGGATGAGGTGCCAGTCGAGTTCCGGCCCGCCAGGCTTCGGCAAGGGCACCACCCCTGTGCTCAGCCTGTGCGCACGCCAGAGGGTGTTGTAGATGTCGTCGAAGAAGCCCGTGCCACCGTGGAGTACTGCTGCTGGGTGGTACGTCGGGAGTACGTACCGGCCTAGAGGTTCGCTGAAATGTAGTGCTCCCACAACGTCGCTGACCTTCGCAGCTCCCGTGAGAGCTGTTGCTGCTGTTCCTCCCACAGCGACAACAACTGAGCTCCCGACACTGCGTACCTCAGCAGCAAGTCTCTGGCTACAGGCCCTGACAGCAGCCGGAGCGGGTGGAGCGTCATTTCCCTGAGCATCTGTAGGTCGGCAGAGGACAGTGTTGGTGATGTAGACCGCTTCGCGGCTTGAACCAACTTCCGCGAGGGTCGCATCGAGTAGCTTGCCCGACGGCCCCGAGAACGGGCGACCGTCCGAGACCTCGCTGCGGCCTGGCGCCTCTCCAACGAGGACCATTGTGGGTCGTTCCGTACCGCTGCCCAGAACTGGTCCGAGTCCTCTGTCACGGTTCTCCTTCAGTGGACACGCGTCGCACTCACACAGGGCGAGGAGTTGCTCCCGGTTCACTCCCAGTATCCCACGGCCGGGTGGTAGTGCCGATCCGGCTGAACGTCCTGAGCCCCCTGGCGGTGGTACCGTGGGAAGACGCACGTGTGGTGCACGCCCGCACGCTCGAAGTCGGCACGACACTGCTCAGGAATCCCGCGTTCCACTCCTGGGGTTTCCGTAGGGATCTGTGTCTGGGCAACATTAGACTCACCCGGTACAGATCCCTCGGGAGCCTTCGAGATGCCCTGGGCTACCTGTGGTTTGCTCGCGTGTACCGCTTGCAGGTACATGGCGTACGTGAGGACGCCATACACCGCGAGATCCTTGTACGTGTCCTCAACGGACTCGTTCTGCGGTGCCCGACCGTTGGCACGAAGGCTACGCAGGCGGGCCAGCTTCTGCACGCAGTTGAACTCTCCAGCCTCGTAGTGCTGGAGGTTGAACTGCTCCGACGTAGTGTGGAAGTTGTCGAACTGGTCGTGGTCCCGGGCGTAGTCAGCACCCTTGGTCTCGTGGGTGTCAAGCAGCATGGCGATCGCCCTGTGCCACGGGTCATCCAGGTCCAGCAAGACCGAGCGCTGGTTACGGGGATACGGCGAGAATGCCTTAGCCTCGGCGACGTTCGCATGGGGGCAGTCCTCGAGGTGGTACGCTTCGAAGGGCGTACCGCAGCACGTGCGATACTTCGCGAAGTAGGACCGCGCGTCGTCAGAAAGCTGGCTGCTCATCCGTCCCCTCCTCGGGCTGTGGTTCGACGCGAGAACCTTCGACCTCGACGGTCGGGGAAGTGATCGGAGCCATGAGCTGCAGCGTACCGGTCTCTCGGCGCACCTGCTCGACGGTCGCGACCAGGACCTGAGCACGCGCCAGCTCCTGCTGAGCCTTCTCCAGCGTCTTGATCGCGTCATCGTGGATGCTCCCGAGGTGGGTCGTGATCTCCTCCGGCTCCGCGTAGAACAGCTTGAGGTCGCTGTTCGTCCCGAAGACCTTGAGCTCCGTGACGACAGGTTGCCCTGCATACGCCTGCCGGAACTCGATCGCAGTGATGGCGGTGTCCTCGCCGTTGTACAGCACGTCCGTCACGATCCCGAACCGAAGGACGTACGTGTCACCGTACCCCTCCTTATCGAGGCGCTTGTACACGTCGTGCTTCCGCAGCCTGACGACCGTCACGACATCAGCAGAGCCACGGACGAGCGTGTCAGTTCGCATCGTTCCTACTCCATCCCCCGAGCTCCCACGGCCCGGTCTCGTAGCGTTGCTGCTTTGGCAGCCACACCTGCGCTCTGGTAGCGCGCTTGCACAACAGGCACAGGGCGAGCCCCTTCCGTTTGCCCTCGCCCTTCTCAACGGGGCCATCGTGCAGGCACCCACCCTGTGCTTCGTACCGCTCGATCAGTCGAGCGTACTCTGCCTGGACTTCCGGTCCTGGGAGCATCCGCCCCTGGTACGCACCGTCCCACCGAAGTACGAGGTGCCAGCGGTCGGTGCGGAGATCCTCTTCGGTTGGCCACGGCCACACGCCTGGGTCGCCTGGTGGCTCGGGTAGTGGCGTCTGGTGGCCGTTGAACCCACGTAGCTGCATCTCCTCGACCGCAGAGTCGTGTACCGCGATGACGTACGCGAGGTTGTCTGGGAACGAGAGCCCGTTCCAGTTCCGACCCAGCTGCAGCAGGTTGTACAGCATGTGCACCTCGTGGTGCTGCGCCAGGGCGCGTTGGTCGTCGAGTTCCCCGAACGGGATGCGCCACACCCTCATTGCATCAGGTCCATCAGTCGGAACTCGACGTCCTCGCAGTTCCAGATCACGTCGAACTGGAACCCGGCAGCTTCGAGTCGCTTCTGGCGTCGTTCGTCAGCTGCGATGACATCCGGCCACCATGGTCGACCGAGACACCCGTGCTGGTGGTACCCACAGCCGTACAACTCGATGATGCGGTCTCCTGGATGGAGCAGATCGACGACATACTGGCCGATCCGGTACTGCCAGTTGAAGTCCGCACCTTCGACGAACCCACACTCGCGGAGCCAGTACACGGCCCGTAGCTCGAGGTCAGAGAGTGGCGTCTTGGTCGTGTCGTGAAGGTACGCCTTGATCTCCGCGCGCTCCTCTTCGGACAGCGCTTCGAAGTCCTTGGACCACGTTGGCATCAGAAGTCGGCCTCCGCGATCACCGCACCGTGGTGGTTGTGTCCGTTGTGGGTCTCGCGCAGTTCGACGACCTCCCGTCGCAAGTCGTCGATCTGCTGTTGCAGGTGCCTGCGCTCGGCTGAGAAGTCCTGCGACTTGAACATGTCGAGTTCGTGCCGGGCGCTCGCGATCTCGCTTCGAACGGTGTCGATCTCGCGCCGGAGGTCAGCGACGGCGGTCTCGACTTCGTACGACAGCATCAGACCTTCTCGAGTGGCGTGGTGACCTGGACGGTCAGCTCCTCCGGTGGGTTGGGTCCTGCTGCGGTCTTGAGCACGTAGAGCGAACCGCTAACCGCCCCACCCTCCGGCGCTTCGTAGCGCCACGTGTTCTTGGTCTCCTTGTTGCGCTTGAACGTGACCGTCGTGGTCATACCCTTGCCCCTCTCCGGTAGGTAGCAGCTCGTCGAGCCGCCAGTGGACTTGCTGATCCGGTTCGACGTGTACGCTGAGGAGCGACACCCACGTGTCCCACTCCAGCCGGAACGACGCACCGACCAACTGGATGAGCACGTCTTGCAGGTACGCCGGTGTGAGGACCCCCGGTGGGAGCTCCACATCGACTGCGAACCTCACGATAGGACCCCGTTCCTCCTGCTGCACGTCTCACCCTCCTGCACACGTCTAGTATAAGGTGGAACCCACTGTACAATCAAGTGGGGATTTCGGTCACAACGTCCAACTCCACGTCGATCGGAGCACAGGGTGTCCGGGTTCAACTTCCGTCGAGTCAATCACCTTCAAGCCTCGGTACGCGTGGATGTCCCCATCGAACTCGTACAACATCGACCGGGCGATCTCACGCAGGTCGACCGGGTGCATCCACAACTCCAGGTGCTTCTCGGACATGCGCCCGTACTCGCGGCGCACCTTTTCGTACGCGCGTGCGAGCTTGTGATCCAGCTCCGCAAGGCCGATCGGCGGCGGGTTTGACTGTTCGAGCCATGGCCGCCGCTCGTACGCGTTCCCGCTCACGACAGCGCTGCTGCAGGATGGTTGCGACCGGGTTCGCACTTCTCGCTGGGGTGGAACCGTTGGCACGCATCCGAGAAGACCGGGTCGACCGTCCCGTTCATGGCGAAAGCTCGCTTCCGCATGGCACAGGGGCCGCACGTTCCGCAGTGGCGACCCGCTTGGGCTTCGTAGCAGCTGAACGTCAGCTCGAACGGCATCCCATGCTCTAGGCCCTCACGGACGATCTCGTGCTTGACGAGGTTCGCCGTCGGGGACTCGATCCGCAGGCGCTTGTACGGCTTGACCGCGTACGGCACGAGGGCGTTGAACCGGTTGATGATCTCAGGTTCGTTGTCCGGGTAGGCGCCTGCCTCTTCCATGTTCGCACCGAACGCGATGACGTCGTGCCCGTGCTTCTCTGCGTACGCCATCGCCAGGGCCATGAACACTGTGTTGCGTGCAGGTACCCACTCGTGGGCGAACTCTGCGCCTGCTTCGCCGTCACGCTGCTTCGTGATCTCGCCGTGGTCCTTGTTGGTGAGGACTGACTTCGCATGGTGAGCGAAGAAGTCCACGGTGAGGAACGTCGCCTGACACTGCATCGCGTTGGCTAACGCCTCAACCGCAGTGACTTCGGGCCCCTGTGCTCGTGCACCGTACTCGAAGTGGACTAGCTCGACCTCCAGGCCACGCGTGTGGTACAGCCATGCGACCGTTCCGCTGTCGAGCCCACCGGAGCAGATCACGAGAACCTTCTCCCGCTCGAGGTTCGGGCTCGGCCCGTACAGTGACCCGAACTCCATCTCCCGGTCGGTGACCCAGCCGATGCTGTACGGTGGGATCTCGTGGATGCCGGGATCCAGGAACGGGTCGTAGTGGTGGGCTAGGTGTCGCATCTGCGACGCGACCTGTACGACGCGCCCGCGGTGCGTCCTCCGGCTGCGCAGGAACAGCGGCTTGTAGTTGCACGCGACGTACAGCCGGTCTGGGTTCTTGGTGTCTATGGCGAGGATCGCGAACGACCCTACCAGCTTGCGGATCCCTGCGTCCCACCCCTCACGGTCCAGCATCACGCCGATGGCGTAGCTGTCGATCAGAGTCGGTGGGCGAACGTCCCACTCACGTGCCGGGACGGTGGAGTCGGCGTAGATCTCCTTGTCGTTCGCGATGGTCCCGTTGTGGGTGAACACCCAGCGGCCTGACGGACTGGTGAACGGTTGTACGTCGTGGTCCGTCTTGGTCTGGACCCACTCCGTGGTCGGCTCACCCCGACGGTTTCCCACACCAACGTACGGCGTGTGCCGGACCCACCCGCGCTCATAGTCTGGGTCGGACGCGCTGGTGAACCGAACGGTGTGGGTCTCACCGACGTACGCGAAGCCCCAGCTGTCCCGGCCGCGGTCGGCTACACGGTGCCAGGTCTCCTGCAGGTCCTTGACCGTCTGGTCGTACTCGAAGCCGTGGTCGAGCACGCCCAGCGAGACGACCCCCATGATCCCGCACACGCTACTGGACCACCTTCCGCCACGTCTTGATGTTGCTGAGGATCCGGCTCACCGCGTCGTCACGGCTCACCTTCGGCGGGTCCACGCCCTCGACCTTCTCCGGGATGTCGTAGCTGAGGTACTCGAGACCGCCACCGACACTCTTCCGGCCCGGGTACTCCGGAATGCGGCCGTCGACCGGTACCGCCATGCCGTTCAGGCCCCACACGACGAGCTTCGCGGAGTCCGCCGAGCGGACGTTCCGCTGGTTCCACTCGTCCTTCAGGTCCTCGAGGTCCTCCTGGAATCCCAGCAGGTGGATGGTCACAGGCAGCCGCTGGCACAGCTTGACGATCCGGCTGCGTGGCTGGCCGAACAGCTCCTGGACCTCCTCCTGGATGCCGATCGTCTTGACGCCGGTCAGGCTCGCCAGGGTGCGTGCTGACTCCATGTACGCCTCGAGCGTGTTGCCGTGCGGGACTGCCATCAGTCGCGCGTTCGGCGGTAGACCCAGCTCACGCATCCGGAGTAGTTGTGCCTTCGTCCACTCGGTGGACTTGTTCGGAGCGTTGAACAGGTCCGGCAGCACTACCTCGTTGGGCTGCAGGTAGTGCCACGCCTCCATGAGCATGTCGGTGTTCGCGGCTCCGGTCTCGAACGCGGAGGAGTCGAGGATGATGAAGTCCCCGCGGTCCTTCCGGTCCTGGTAGAAATCGAGGTAGGTCTCGTCCTCGACGATCCGGTCAGCGATGACGAGGTGAGTCCTCTCGTCACTGTCGAGCACGTCGTCGAGGAACGAGACCGGGACGATGTTGCACAGGCGCATCGGCCTACCTTCCTGTGAGGCGCAGGAACTCTTCCCGCGCAGCTGGGTCGTCCTTGAACACACCCCGGACCGCACTGGTCGAGGTGACTGCTGTTGGCTCGCGGACACCCCGGATGGACATGCACCCGTGCTCCGCCTGGATGACACACATGGCCCCGAGCGGTGCGAGGTACAGCATCAGCGCCTCCACCACCTGTTGGGTCACGCGCTCCTGGACGGTGAACCGCTTCCCGAAGAAGTGCACGATCCGTGCCAGCTTCGAGATACCCACCACACGACCGTCGGGGATGTACCCGACCCATGCCTGCCCTCGTACCGGGAGCATGTGGTGAGCGCAGAACGACACGATCTGCGTCGGGCCGACCACGACCATGGAGTCGTGCTCGTCGTCGAACACCGCCTCGAGGATGTCCTTCGGGGTCTCGTCCTTGCCCAGGGCGAACTCCTGAAGCACCTTTGCGACACGTTGCGGCGTCCGTACGAAGTGCTGATCAGTGTCGTCGTACCCGAGGGCCATGAGCTGGAGTTGCACCGCGAACTCGAGCATCTCTTGTTGACCCATCTCGACGACCGCCGCCCGTAGGCCGGCCTTGTCCTCCTGCTGCGTGGTCATCTACCGTCCTCGCTCCTCTCCCCACAACAGCGTGTGGAGTCGTGTGGTCAGGTTCCATCCGTACTCGAGCACGGGGTCAGCGAGTTCCCGCATGCGTTCCAGGATCACGTCTGGGGTCGTACCCTCGGGCATGATCCACACTCGTGCGCGTGGGATCTTGTAGGGTGAGACGAAGTCCCGCGCGACCTCCCACAGGTCGTCCACGTTCCGGCACACGAACTTGAAGTGGGCATGGTCCAGCTCCGCGAACTCCCGGAGGTTGTTCGGCTGGATGCGCAACGAGTCTTCGTTGCCGCTGTGGCGGAGCTTCGGGGACACGTTCCACTGGTCGATCAGGTGTGCCAGCTGCCCAGGAGTACGTGTCCCAGCCGTCTCGACCTCAATGCGGTGTCCCAGTAGGTGCAAGGGCTTTCGCAACGCGAGGAGACCGTCCTTCTGCAGCAGCGGCTCCCCACCACTGACGACGACTGTGGTGGGTGCAGCACAGATCTCCGTCACACGCGCTACCACCTCGTCGACGTCTAGGAGTTGCGTCTCCTCGGTCTTCTGGTACACCACACGTGAGTGGTGCCGCTGTGCTAGCTGTGGTGTCCAGGCCCAGGTGTACGGGGTATCGCACCACGCACAGTGCAGGTTGCACCTGGCGGTCCGAACGAACACGCAGTGCCGCCCTGTGCTAGGACCCTCGCCTTGGAACGTATTGCCGAACACCTCACTGATCAGAAGACGCACAGGCCTCGCAGCAGTATTCGAGGTGACGTTCTCGTCCGACGTCGAACCGCTCAACTCCACCGCAGGACTTGATGTGGAACTGTCGTCCGCAACGCCCACAATGCGGGTCAAAGCCTCGTACCTCCCTCAGGCAGATGTGACAGGTCGGACTAGCCGGAATGCGGATCGGCACGGCTGTACCTCGCAAGGCTTGTGGGTGTCTCCCACAAGTCAATGGAGGTCAGGCACAACAGCTCTCCCCAGCGGTCCTGTAGCTCCGGCTGGACCTGGTCGAACACCCACTTGGCGAGGTTCTCCGCGGTCGGCACGAACGGCAAGACGATGACCTTCCAGTCCGGGCCTGACCCGAGGGTGGACGCTGGGTGGAGGGCGTTGAGCATCATGCGGTCGTCCGCGTACACCATGAACCCATGGTCCAAGACGTCGTGGACGCGAGTCGTCAGCAGTTCCTTGAGGTCGCCGAAGTCGACGACCATCCCTTCGCTCGAGTCCCCAGCCTCTTGGCACAGGGGGCCTGACGCGTTTGCGCGGACGCGATAACGATGCCCATGCGGGTTGTGACACTTCGACCTGTGGTTGGGCACTCTGTGCCCAGCGTCGAACTCGATCTCCTTGCTTGCTACGAAGAGCTCCACTCGGCACCTGTTCTCTTAGTGTTGCCCCCGTTCGGATCCTCCCGTATTTTCGTGGGAGATCACGCGTTTTGAGGGACGGGCTCCATGTTGTCGTCGACGAGACCGCGCTCCTGGAGGTCTCTG